CAACAGATTGTCCAGCCGATATTAGAATAGCAGTTTTAAAATTAATTGCGGCAATGTACGACAATCGTACTAATGGTATCCAAAGATTACCTACTGCTGCTGATATTATACTAAATCGTTATAAATATGATTGGGTATAATAAAAATGAAAATATTGGAAAATTAAGAGAACGGGTTGTATTACAAAATCTTGTAATAAATCAATCCGATTCAGGTTTTATGTCTGAAGTATGGCAAAATATAAATACTTATTGGACATCTGTAAATTATAAAAGTGGTTTTGAAGAAGAGGAGGCTGATAGAATTGTATCAGAACAAACTATTCTTTTTACTCTTAGATATAATAATAATATAAATGAAAATTCTCGTTTAATTTATAGAAACAATTTATATCAGGTTGAGAAAATTACCTATAGTGTTGATCGTAGTTTTATGTATGTATCAGCATTTTTTAGAAGTGGATATATTTTAGAAAATTTAATTACTTGTGTTGCTGAATTAAATACTCAAGCAATTTTAGGTGCAGACATTAAATTAACAAAAAATTTAAATAGTAATTTAAGTGCTAATGCATCATTAACAGCTAATTTATTTACTCCAGCAATAACAATTGTTTTAGTTGAATCTAATCTTTTAGCAACTGGTTCAATTAATGCATCAGTTACAAAAGCTATAAATATAGATATCACACTAAATGCAAATGCTACTTTAGTTGGCGATGCTTTGGTGAGCAAAACTTTATCAAGTACATTATCTGCAAGTGGTAACGTTTCGGCAATTTTAGAGGTTGTAACACAAGGAATTGTTTCTGTAGATGCATCTTTAACTGCAAGTGCAAATTTAAGTGCAGACATTAAACGTATTGCTACTTTAGAAAGTAGTTCAAGTACAAGTGCATCAACAGAATTAAACGCTACGCTTACTAAGGTTATTGAAGCATCTATGGATGCTTTTGCTACTACCGAAGGTTCTGCGCAAATAACTATTGTCTTAAACGCTACTGCTGATGCTACAGCAAATATATCTGGTGATGCATCATTATCTTATTCAGTTAATGCCTCATTAGATGCAACGGCACAAGCTATACTTGACGCACAAATATCAAGAATTATCTCCGCAGAAATGAATGCAACTGCACAAACAACTCTTGAAGCAGCAGTTGGAGTAACTTTTGTATCATCTTCAATTGGTACTGCAACTCTTGTAAATGCTGATTTATTTAGAAGTGCAAACATAGTTTCTGATTTAAACGCAAGTGCTAATTTAACTAATGCACAAATAAATACTGTTTATAATTTAGAGTCAAGTCTAAGTGCAAGTGCTAATTTAACAACATCAGCAATAACAACTGCTAAGAATATTGAGGCAAGTGTAATCGGAGCGGCAACGGTTACGAGTGCTACATTAGATGTAACACAACCAACATTTAGTGCAGATTATTTAATTGTTGCTGGTGGAGGTGCTGGTGGTGGTACTACAAATGGTGGTGGTGGAGGTGCTGGTGGTTATCGTAAATTTACAAGTCAAACATTATCTAAAACATCTTATACAGTCACCGTTGGTGGAGGTGGTACAGGTACTGCTAATGCTGGAGGTAATGGTAGTGATTCTGTGTTTATAAATACTGCAAATGGCGGAGGTGGTGGAGCAAAAGGACAGACAGGAACTGCTGCGGCATTAGGTGGCTCTGGTGGTGGTGGTGGTGGTAAAGACCCTGGTATTGGCGGAGTAGTAACAGGTGGTTCTGGTAATGAGGGAGGATTTACACCTGTTGAAGGATACGCTGGTGGTAATGGTATAAGTATTTATTGGTACTCTGGTGGTGGTGGAGGTGGTTCTGCTGGAGTAGGTGGAAATGGTACAGGTGGAGTTATTGGTGCTGGTTCTGGTTCATCAGTTGGAGGTGCTGGTGGTAGTGCTACATCTGATAGCATAACTGGTTCATCTGTTGCAAGAGCAGCAGGTGGAGGTGGTGCAGCGTTTGGAACTGCTGGTTCAGGTGTTAGTGGTGTGTCAGGAAGTGGTGTTACAAGTGGCAATGGTGGTAATGGTTCTGCTAATAGAGGCGGTGGCGGTGGAGGTGGCGCATCATCTGGAGGAAGTGGTGGTTCTGGGGTAGTTATTTTAAAAATACCAGATAGCATAAATGTATCATTTAGTAGTGGTGTAACTCAAAGCACATCTACTGGTGGTGGGTTTAAAACAATTACAATAACAGCAACGACAACAACTTCTGAAACTATAACTTTTAGTTAATATGGCACATTTTGCAAAATTAAACGCTGAAAATTATGTCATCTTTGTAACTGTTGCAAGGGATGAAGATGAAAATAGAGAAGTTGAGATTAGTGAACTATCAGGTGAAATTTATAAACGCACATCTTACAACACTCGTGGCGGTGTTCACTATCAAGCCGACAATAACACACCAAGCCTTGACCAAAGCAAGGCATTTAGAAAAAACTATGCTGGAATAGGATATTATTATGATGAAATAAGGGATGCTTTTATACCTCCTAAACCTTTTCCTTCATGGACATTGAACGAACAAAGTTGCCTTTGGCAATCGCCAATACCTTATCCAAATGATGGTAAGTTATATCAATGGAATGAGGAAATAAGCAACTGGGAAGAAATAAACCTAACACGATGAAAATAGCCATTTTTACAAACATCAACTCTCCAGCTACCGACTTTTACCGAACGGTTGGCTGCTATGCAGATAATAAATTTTTAACGTTAAAAACTTTATAAAATGAGTAAATTTTCAAATTATTTAGAAGACCAAATAACCAACTGGTTAAATGGTCAAGCATTTGCACCTCAATTAACTGGCGGTGTTTTTGTTCAATTATTTTCATCCGACCCTGGAGAAACTGGTGTCTTAACTGGCGCACTTTTCACTAGAATAAATGTTCCTGCTGGTGGATTTACTAGAGGAACTGGTGGTGCTGGAACTTTGACGAATACTAATGTTATTACCATAACATCAAATAATACGGGTTCGTCTGTTACTGCAACTCATGTTGGTGTTTTTAATGCAATTACTAGCGGTGAATTATTATTTTATGGGCCTTTAACTGCATCAAAAACAATTGCTACTGGTGATGAGGTTAAATTTAATGCAAATCAATTAACTTTGACTATTGATTAAATATTTAGGGGAATAAATTATTCCCCTAATATTTATTAAAAAAAATATCATGCCAAGAAGACCGATTGCCTTTCAAGGCACAAGTAGGGGAATGGATTATAACCGTTTACGCACCGAACAAAGGAGAGCGGAACAGGGTGGTAAATTTGTAGATAAAGATTTTGAGGTTGAATGGCAAATATTTGACAAAGCGGTACAAGACGCATTAAGAATGATGCGTACTAATTTTAAAAAAGACTGGGATTTGAAGAAAATGGATTTATTATATGATGCAGCACAACCTATGATTGCTGCTGTTAAGCCACAGATTCCTATTTATAAAGGTGGAGTACATTATAGATATTTCACTAAAAAGAAAATAGATAAGAAAACGGGTCAAACTACAGAAAAAGAATATAGAGCAGCATTCATACCTGGTCATTTGAGAAATTCTGTTAAGGTTCTTAATCCATTTAAACCTAGATTAAAAAGAATTGAAACTATAGTTATAGGCCCTTTAAAGAATTATCCTACAAAGGTAAGTAGAGGCCCATTTGATGGAAAAAATAAAGCAGATGCTTATTATGCAAATTTCTTGTACGGTAGTGCTGTTGCTTTTCAAACAAAAGTTTTATTACAAGGATTTTTAAAAGCATTTCATGCTTCAAGAGATGTTGTAATTACAGGTACACATTCCCTAATTAACCAAAATGCAAAAGCTGCTGGTTTAGATTATAGAATTCAATGAATATAGGTAAATTAATATACCCAATTGTTACTAGCGATGCTACCTTAACAAATTTAATTGGTACAAGGATATATCCAGAGGAAGCACCTAGTACGGTATCTTATCCATACATTACCTATTCTAAAATAAGAACTGATCCTACAAGAGTAAAAGGAGAGGTAAGTCCTTTAGATACTTATAAAGTAACATTTTATATATATTCAAAAAGTTACGATACAAGTGAAGAAGTATCTGTAGCTTTAAGAAATAGATTGGATAATTTAACAGGTACATTTAACTCTATTAAATTAGATTGGTGTATATTTGATGATGAAATGACTGGTGATCCAGTAATGGATGACAAAATATATTGGATTGCTATCGATTTTATAATTAAAATAAATAACTTATGAAAATAAAGTTTTTAAAAGACTACGAACAATTTGTTGTAGGAGATATTTGTGAAATGTTTGATGGTTATTCTGCTGGTCTTGTAGCAAAAGGAATTGCAGTTGAATATACCGGAGTAAACATTGAAATAATGCCTGAAAAGGAAACTCCTAAAGAAGTTGTTTATGTTCCTATTATGGTTAATGAGCAAGAACTCTTTGAGCAAATAGGAGAAGAAGAAGAAGTCAACAATGAAGTTTATGAACCTATTGTTGAGGATAAAAAGTTTAAGTCAAAATTAAAATAAAATAATATGCCAACAACTGGAATAATGAACGGTTCTTTGTTAAGGTTATATGTAGATGGAGTTGCTGTTGCTTATTCAACATCAGATACATTAGACCTTTCCAGAGCTATGCGTGAAATGGCGCATAAGGACAATACCTCCGCATGGGTAGAGGTTGCTCCTGGTCAAAAATCAGCCACATTCTCTACGGAATTGATGTTTGCCGACATTGGTGATACTACTGCAAATACTAAATTTAATACTTTGTTTGCAAGTTGGGATGCTGGTACTTTAGTTACTTGTCTTTACACATCAAGTGTAAATGGTGATTCTGTATTTAGTTTTAGTGCGTACATTGAAAGTTTATCTTTAAATGCTGCTAATCAAGAAAGCGTAACTGCTTCTGCAAGTTTAAGGGTAAACGGTGCAATTACAAGATATACTAAATCTCCTCCAGGTGCGCCTACGGCACTTACTCCTGGTACTGCAACAAGTACAACCGTACCATTTACATGGACTGCTCCTGCTGATACTGGTTCTTCTGCTATTACAGATTACACTATTCAGTTTAGATTAACAAGCGTATCCGCTTGGACTGTATTTACTGATGCTGTAAGTACAGCTACAAGTGCAACTGTAACAGGATTAACTGCAAATTCTGAATATCAATTTAGAGTTGCAGCAGTAAACGCTACAGCAGGTATAGGTGCTTATTCAGCAAGTTTAACGTATTCAACTACAGCATAAATATTTTCCGATACTATTTGGGGGTTGACAATTGAGTTAACTCCCATTAGTATTGGATACAAAAACAAATTATTATGGTATCGGTAAATCACATTGAAATTAACGGCAATAACATCCCTTTTAAATTAGGTGGTTATTCCTTAAGTCTTTTCTTAAAGAAGAAAAACATTAAATTTTCCTTATTCAAAGAATATTTGGAAGATGATTTAAGTCTTTTGTACGAGGTAATTTATTTGGGTGTAGAAAATGGTTATCGGAAAGAAGAAAAAAAGAATCCTTATACGCTAGAAACTTTTGCTGAATTTGTTGATGATTATAACGCTCTTAATGAGTTTAGTAATTTGTTAGCACAATCAATGGGGGGCAATAGCGAGGAAGAAAAAAACTAAGTGACCCAAACGCAAAACCTCTTGAAATTGAAGATTTAGAGCGAATGTGTTTGGGTGACCTACAGATGACACCCGATGAAATGAATATGTTTGATTTTAGGGAGTTGATAATAAAATACAAAGGCTATAAAGATAAAATTGAAGACCAGTACCGTTTAAGCTGGACACAAACAAGATGGTTAGCCTTTGCAACTTTACAACCTCATGTCGGCAAAAGTGCCACATTAAAACCAACAGATTTAATTAAATTTCCTTGGGATGAAAATTTTAAACAAAGAGAACTTACCTCAAAAGATTTTGTCGAAATGGATTTCATGGACAGAATAGTGAGAGGTGAGGGTGAATTTAAAAAAGAAGTAATGTAATGGCACAAGGAATACTTTCCATAAAAATACGGGCAGATGCATCACCTTTAGAGAGAGCATTAAAGATTGCAGGTAGAGATATGGCTGCATTCAGTCAAAAGGCTCTTGCAATCGGTAGAGGTATTACTTTAGGTTTTACTGCTCCCGTTGTTGCTATGGGTTCAAGTTTCCTTAATGCTGCTGCATCAATGGATCAGCTTGAAAGGGGAATGGCTGCTATCATGGGTAGTTCCTCTGATGCTGCAAAAGAATTAAATAAATTAAAGGAAAGTGCAAAACTGCCAGGTCTTGCTTTTGAAGAGGCAGTAAGAGGTTCTATTAGATTACAATCTGTTGGTTTACAAGCTGACCAAGCGAGAAAAGTATTAGAAACGTTTGGTAAAGCTATTGCAACTACTGGAGGTGGAGCGGTTGAACTTGAGGCGGTTCAATACCAAATGACTCAAATGATTTCCAAGAACAAAATTCTTGCGGAAGATTTTAAGCCAATTCAATCGGCCGTTCCACTTATCGGTAAAGCCATGCAACAAGCATTTGGCACGGATAATATTGAAGGAGTAAGAGCATTGGGGATAAGTGCAAAGGATTTTACGATGAGATTAACAGAATCTCTAAGAGTATTACCAGAAGTACAAAATTCAACGGGTGGGGTAAGGAATAGTTTTGATAACTTAAAAGACTCGATAAAATTTGCCTCCGCCGAAATGGGTAAGGTAATTTTAAAGAATATAGATTTAGATGCAATTATAGCAGATGTTGTAGGTTCTTTAACTAAATTAACAGAATGGTTTGGAGGATTATCTGATGGTCAACAAAAAGCTATATTAAACACGACTAAATACATTGCAGTTCTTGGAGGTTTATCTTGGATTATAGGTCAACTTGTTTCATCTTTTGGAAATATTACCTATTTATTAGGTCAAGTAGTAGAAAAAATAATAAAATTAGATAAAGTTACTAATACCTTATCTTTAACCACGACAGGATATATTGTTATAGCTGCATCTTTAGTAGCTATTTTATATTCTATATTCAAAGCATATAAAGAAGCAAATGGCCCAATAGAAACTTTTAATGATTATTTATCTACTGGTGCTAAAAATGCAAAACAAGAAACTGCTGAATTTAATTTTTTAATGGAAGCATTAAAAGATGTTAACATTAGTAGTTCTACAAGAAAACAATTATTAGAAGATTTAAATACAAAGTATTCTCAATATCTTCCAAAATTATTAACGGAGAAAACAGATTTACAAAGTATTGCTGCGGCACAAAAAGATGGTAATGAGGCTTTAAAAGCAAAATTTAAATTATTAGCACAACAGGGTGTAAAACAAAAACAGTATGAAAAGATAGTAGAATTACAAACAAAATTACTTGAATTAGAAACAACACCTGTTAAAAAACAAAATGTAAATACATCTATTTCTGGATTAGATGCAAAAGCAAGTTTAATACCTATTGATGAAAGAGCAGCAGCTATAGAAAAGCTAAATATTCAAATAGATGTTTTAACAAAGGCCTATGATAAAAGTGTAAATTCTATTGAAAAATATAATACTGAACAAGAGAAAGCTAATGAAGTTATTAAAGCAAAACAAATTGCAAATTTAGAGTATAAAATAAAGGATTTAAATTTAGCTATACAAGTTTCATCTAATGAATATGGAAAAAATAATGTTCATGTAGTAGCTTTAAAAGAAGAACTTTCTGCATTACAATCTCAATTAGATTCCTTAAAAGGAAAGGTAGATGAGAATGGAGAAACTATAGTAAATAATTCAGATAAAATTGCAAAAGCATTAGGGCCTTACGATTTACTTAAAAATAAATTAAGTGATATTGAAGAAGCCTATAGAAATATATTAGTTACTCAAGGTCAAAATTCTTCATCAGCAGAATTATTAAGACAAAAATATTATGAGGTTGCAGGAGAATTAAAAAAGATTAATGAAGAATATGATAAATTAGAAAATAGAAAAATAATAGTTGACCCTTTACCTCAGTATAATAATAAAAATAAGCCTAGTGAAGGTGCTAATGATTTTGAACAAGTATTTACTCCTTATGCAACTCAAAAACTACAATCTGCTATAGGTATTGTGGATGGTGTAACTAAAAGTACAAGAGAATTTGGAATAGCTTATCAAGGTTTACAAGGTATGTCAGAAGTAGGTAACATTGTAGCAAAAAATATGTCGCCTGTAGTAGAAGCTATGACCCAAGCTGAATTTGTTATGGAAAGTTTTAAAGATGTAATGAATGAAGCATTGGGTTCTGCGGTAACAGCTTTTACAGAAATGGCTCTTGCTGGTGAAACTAGTTTTGGTAAACTTGCTTATGCGGCAGTAAATGCAGCAAGACAAGTTATTGCAGCTAATATTAAAGAAGGTGTTACAGCTTTAGTAAAAAATATTTTAGCAGGGCCTACTGGTAAAGTATTAGGCCCTGGAGCATTAGCAGTTGCAGGAGCGGCTGGTGTAGGTGCATCTGTTTTATTTAATACTTTAATTAATAAAATTGTTCCTCCTAAACTTGCAAAAGGTGGTCTTGCTTTCGGCCCTACAATGGCAACTGTCGGTGATAACCCTAACGCATCATTTGACCCGGAAGTAATTGCACCATTAAGTAAACTGAAAAGTATGCTTGGTGATGTTTCAGGAGGTAGCCCTTATATTCTTTCTACTAGAATTTCTGGTTCGGATTTGATTGTCATTATGGAAAGATCTAAAAACATTAATCAAAGAATAAGATAATGGCAGTAAGGTTTCAATCCACATTTTATTCTGAAAAAGGTAGAAAAATAACTGTATCTATAAAAGATAAAGATTTTTCTGGTGCTTATGGTTTATTTGATATTATTAGATGTAATATAAGATATGATAGTGAATCTACACAAGGTCAAGAAAGGTTTACACCAATTATAGGTTCAAGTTGTGATTTAAGTATTCTTATTAATTCTGCTAATTTAGTTAATTTAATAACCGATATCGGTTTAGCTGTTGAGGGTAGATTTACAATAAATTTAACTACATATCAAAGTGATAACACTACAGTTGCTTACAATTGGTATGGATACATTGTAACCGATTTAATTGAGTTTGAAGATTTGCCATTAGCTATGAGTTATGAAGCTAATATTAGATCAATAGACGGATTGGGTTGGTTAAAAACTTTAGATTATAAAAGCGAAGTAGGCCCTTATCTTGGACAAGATACAGTTGTTCAGCATATTTTAAACTGTTTAAATCAACTCGATTTTGTACAAAGCGAACTTGTAGCTAATGATTTGCCTATATTACATACTGTATTTAATTGGCATGAAGATTCATTAACCTATTCAGCTAATAATGATTTTGCTTTAAAAACAGCAATACAACATAGAGCATTTTATCATAGAGATACTAATAACAATTATATATATCAAAATTGTTATGAAGTATTAAAAAAAATATGTCAAGCATTTGGAGCAAGATTAATTTTTAGTGGAAAACAATATTGGTTTATTCAAGTTAATGAATATTCAAATACACCAACTTTACATAGATATTATAAATATTCAGCTTATGGTGTACAGGTTGCTGGTACATTTACAGATGATTTTACCTTAACTAATATTCAGGAAAATTTATCTAATAGTGATTTATCAAGAATAGGTGGGGGAAGATGGACATACTATAATGCTTTAAAAAACGCTATAGTAAGATATAATCATAATGCAAAGAAAAATTTAATGCCTGGTGTAATATATAGTTACCAGACAAATAATGATCCAACAATAGTTAGAACAGATGTATTAGATAGTACAATAGACATAGCAAAACTTAGTTATACTGGTATTTTATATCAAAGAAGTATATGGCAAACTGGTGGTGGTTTTATGCCACACATGTTTGTTTATGCAGTCAAGGTAGCAGCAATAGTAGATTATATACCTTTAATGGGTTTTTCTATTTTGCAGACATGGTCAGTTGGTACTGGATGGCAAATATTAAATGGTAGTTTATTTGGTTCTACACCTACAGGAGTAACAGAATGGACAGGCAGTTCAGTTGTTGCAAATAAATATTATTATGTTACTATAAAAGTTAGCTTACAATCTGGAACTTTAAGATTAAGGATAGGTGGAGTAACTAAAACAATTACACAAACCGGTGATTATGATTATAAAATTTATACTACTAACACGGATTCTTTTAAATTGGATTCAACATCAAATCCTAAATTTATAGGTGTTATTGATGCTTTACAAGTTAAAAGAGAAAGTAAATTCCTAAAAAGACCAGTTAATTTTAGTAATGGATTTAATTATCAATTAAGTGCAGCTAGTTGGGAAGATAACTTTTATGAATGGGAATTTGTTACCGATGTAATACAATTAGATGGAACTGAAATTATAAATAAAACTATTTCATTTGACACATTAGCTATTCCTGTAACTGGTGAGTATGTTTGGGAAATGCGTTTAAAGGAAGTCAGAGATGAATTTGGAACTGATATTAGAGCAGATTATAATATTGAATTTTATCTGACTCATAATTATTTAGAATTTATGCCAAATGGAACTATTCAAGGACAATCAGATTTGTTAGAATTTGGTAGTGATAATAATGACAAATCCTCTGCTGTATCTATTTTTGATGTATATCTTGGTGATGGGCCTTCCGCTACAACAACTGGTGCTTTAAGGGTTTTAAAGGATGATGGAGTTTATGAAGTATCTGATCAATGGAGAGTAAGTAATACAGGTTCTTATAAAAATATAAGTCAATTATTAGTAAATGAAATTATTCGTGGTCAGTTAACACCGAAAAAAAGGATGATAGATATGCCATTCCAAAATTTATCTATAAATAAACCATATTTACCTCATAAAATTATAATACATGATAATAATTATTATATTTTTGAAAGAGGGGATTTAGATTTATTAACCGAAATTACTACTGGTGATTTTTTTAAATTAGAATTGGATGCCTAATTATACTGAAAGAGTAGTTTTGTCTAAACCTAGAGATTATAACGAGGTTGCTAATAACGCTGGAAGTGGTGGTGTTGTAAATAATAATGTTACTGAAACTATTAATAATGTAACAGTTAATGGTTCTATGATTTCTATTTTTAATCAGGAATTTATTAACACTAATTCAAATATTTTAACATGGACACAAAACAATAATAATCTTCCAATAACTAATTTATCATCTTCTATCCATGTGTATCAGAATGGTCAGAAATTAATTGCATCTCAATATACTATTACTCAACCTAACACTATAACCATTGATGCAAATACGCATTATGATGGCGCAAATTATATCATCTTTGCAATAATTATAAACTAATGGAAGAAATAAAAGCACCAAAAA